TCCTACGACTGTTGCATCAGCTGCAGGGGTACTAGCCATCGTATAAGTGAATGTTGATGCACCTGTAACTGTAATTCTGTAATTCCCGTTATATTCGTTACTTGTTGCACCTGTAATCGTTACTTGATTACCTGTTATTAAGCCATGAGGACTAGCAGTCGTTAAAGTAGCAGTAGTTCCACTCTTTGTAATCGTAGAAATAGTCTGTGCAGTCGATGTTGTAGCTATATATGACCAAAATGTTCCGTTATAGACTAGAACTGGGTCTGCACCATTACACGCTACTAGAAAACTACCACCTGAGTTAGTTAAAGATACAAACTGAAGTCTATTATTAGTTAATCCTGTGAATACGCTTGTTGCTGTACTTGTTGACGCATCATAAATAACTGTTGTACCTACTGCAAACAGTTTATTGCCTGTAGGACTAGAGTAATTCATTAAAGTATTGACTTTGCCTGATATACCTATTGAATACTTGGTGTAACCTTTCCTAAAAGTAATGTCTGTAGGTGTAGGAAACCAATTATTCATGGTTACAGCATCCATAGCATCCATATTAGCTAATGAATCTCTAGCGTTCCAACCCCCAATAGGTGATGGAATACTAGCAGTCTTAGCCCTAAACTTTTGTGGAATCATAAATAAGTCCATGTCTTTTTATTGGCAATGTCAGAAACAATGTTTCTACTTACCTTGAAATCACGATGTATGTCTGCTTGACTATAACCACGATTAAGTAACATTTTTATCTCTTTTACTTGTTCTTCAGTTAATTTAGCCATTGCCCTATGATGATTTTTTCCTGTTGGAGGTCTGTATTGTCTACCTTTTGCAACTTTATCAGCCACATTGTCAGCATTACTACCTACGAATAAATGCTCTAAATTAAAACATGATGGGTTATCACAACGATGCAATACACATTTATTATTGGGTACATCTTCTTTATTTAAGATATAAAACAAACGATGAGCAATATAAGCACGACCTTGATATTTGATTTTGCCATACCCTTGTCTTGTTTTAAAACCTAAATAATTATGACAACCTGTTACTAAATCAACTTGTTTGTTTTGCTCAAAACGATCTTGAATAGATACATTTCTGTATTCCCATGCTTTCATAGTAAACCCCTTATCATTAAACAATGAATAGGTTACCATGTTTGAGCCTTGTTGTATATACATTTTTAAGAGCCGTATCCTGTATCAGGTAGATTTGCATACCCTATCAATACTTTGCTTGGATAAGGTGCAAAACTCAATGTAGCACTACCCTTATCGTTTGCTTTAGCTACGCTTAGATACCTTTCGTAATCTTGTTGTAGGCTCGTAGTATCAAAGTTCTTAATTTGGAAGAACTTGAGTTTAGTAGCAAGCACCATGATTGTATCGTCAAGAAAAGTCGTGTCAGTATCAGCAGTAAAGCTGTTTTTAACAGTTCCACTTGAACTTTCAGCCCAACCTTTTGATCTGTATTCATATCCTAAATACTCCTGTGTGTTCATTATTGGCCATATATTGAAATATTCGCCATAGATTCGCCATCTTACTCTTGGGCCTGTTGAAATATATCCTGACTTTAACCATTGCCATTGTTGTGCATCCTCTGGCCCGAGCATTTCCCAATGTTTTGTCTTATCCCACTGCGTTCTATCTGTAATAGTCTCGTAATCAGGAGGTAAATCGTACTTTGTTTGACCAAATGTAAGTGCTATACCGACATTAGTTGCTTGTAAAGGTTGATTAAGCGTAACAGTAGAACCAGACACAGAAACAACATAACAATCTTGTGCTATTCCTGTGCCAGTTACTTGCCACTTATTACTTAAACCTGTTGTATTTGCTACATTTAACAGATTGTAAGAACCATTTACACCATCGCCAGTCGTACTAATAGCTTGTGTGTAGAAACGATACTCCTTTTGCAATGCTCGCCAATCGTATTCTTTAATCAGGTTATAACCAGCACGATTCATTAAAGCTAATAACTGAATTACATCTTGCTGTGTATTGCCTGCGACATAAGTTGGTGCAACTAGACCTAGTTCACTAGATGTTTGTTGCATGAGTTCGAGCATTGTCGATGACATATTATTCCTCTACTTTTGGTTTCCTACCTCTTTTTTGACCAACGGCTGCAAGTAGAGATGTCATCTGAGATTCAAACTTAGTTTGCATTTCAGCCATCTTTGCATCTGTTTCTTGCCTTATTTTAGCATTTTCTTCTTTAAGTTTGTTTATTTCTTCTTCTCTTTGTGCTACATCTGCACCCTCTTTAGCCATTTTAAGGAAAGCCTTAGCTTTATCCCTGAAAGTATGTGGTGACATTCCTGCTAACATACCTAGCTTTTGGATGCTTTGATCGGTTGCCATTGCAATAGACTCTACTGTATGGAACTTAATTCCTCGCAATTCTTCGGCTTGTGTTGAAGTAATCAAAGGCCATTCTTTTAATGATGTCCCTGAGTAACTTGCATCATCGCCTATGCGATTCATAAAATTAGCCCATTGTATTGGAAACCTATTTTTATCTGATTCGTACACTTGACGATCAATTTCTGATAGAGAATCGCCTGGCACTACTATTTTAATAAAGACCTTTTCTTCAAAGATTGGTCTACCTTCTTCTAATGTTCTATCAGCGTTTTGAACTTCTCGCTTTTCAAACTTAACTGCTAATCGTGAATCTGCATTGTGAATATCTGAATCAATCATTTAAAACTCCCAAGTATTTAGGTTTTTAAAAAAAGAAAGGTTGCCATCTCTGACAACCCTTCCACTTACTTAAACAGATGCTTTGCTGAACCAGCCATAGTCACCTGATGCCATTGCAGTTGCTGGACTTAGATAAGTACCACCACTTGCTGTTGCTACAAAAGTTGATGCGTTGATAGAACAAGTAGCTAATGATGCTGTGATAGCTGCACCAGCTACGGCAAACACATAACGGAAACCATCTGAACCAAATGTCTCTAAACCCAATGGGCCTGTAGTAGGAACACTTGCACCAGCCGAGTTAAGGTTAGTATTTGCTAGGTTTGTTAAATCAATCCCTGCAATAGGGAGAACTGAATAAGCCATGATTATTTTCCTTTCTTAAGCAATTAACTTGCCCTGTAAAAATTGGTTAGAACAAGTAAGGTTACCAGCCCAACCATACAATTTAACAATCGCATCTTGATTGATCGCTTGTCTTTCGCCACCAATAGGAACGAAATTACGCTCTTTATGTGGTCGTAAGAAAATGTAATCAGTATTCAAGAAGAACATTGTGTTAGCTGTAGCTTGTGAGCCTACACCACCTCCGAGTACGACATCGGCACTGGTTCCTCCACCATAGAACTTGAGGGATGCAAAACCTGATGCACCTGATTCCTCAGAAGTAATACGCTGAATAGCTTGTAGTGCTTGAACATAGAAAGAGTAGTAGTTGTTATCAGCAACGATTAAGTCAGCTTTGTCTGTTCCACGAACTAATTGAATAGCTGTAGAAGTCATCTTAGCCAAGATTGTTGTTGCACTAACTGCTGCACCACCAGTAGTAACTACAGGTCTCCAGAATGTCCAGTTGGCACGATTAATACCACCATAAGTTCCAGTAGCTGCATTATCAGGAATAGCTGCAGCCAAACCTGTAATGTTCTTACCACCATTACCTGTTCCATCAAGATACAAATCGCCTGAAATTCGGTTTAGTAATCGAGCCTCAGATACTTGCATACGACCATCTAGTAAGTCGATAATCGCCTCTTTAGAACTGTTCTGCAACATTTCTAGACCACTCATTGTTACGCTATCTGCGTACTGAGTAATTGAATACTGAGCAGCACTAATTGGTGAATCAGGAGAAATATTTAATACTTCATATCCTGAATAAGAATTAGCATTGTTAGTACTCGGATCGTTGTACATGATCTCCTGTAAAATTACATTTCCCCCACTAAAAGGCTTGATGTTACCTTTTTGGTCAAGTCTTTGTAGTATTGCATTGTTTTGTGTTAAGTTATCTGCCAACTCACCACTACGACTTTGAATAGTCGTTGCGATAATATCGGTGATAGCACTATTAGCGAAAGCCATAATAATATCCTTTTTAGTTTAGTTAAACCCGACCACCCATTGATTGATTTAATTGTTCTTCAATCACAGATCGTCTATCCTTTTTATCAACTGTTGTACTTATTCCGCTAGGTGTAACGGATCTCGGACTTAATGCAGTCGATTTTGCCTTTGCTACTCGTTGTGCCTGGCTTTGTGTAGAACCTTGTTTGAGGAGTCGTTCTCTCTCAAGTTCCCATACATCGTCTTGTAAACGCACAGCTTTTGCATAAGCACCTTCAAGGTCTTGGGCATAACCTTTCTCAAGTAATTGAGCCATAGTTTCCCTAACCGATTCAAAATGTGGAAACTTCTCCACATTGCTTGCTACTCGATTGATTTCTGACATCAACCGATTGTTTTCTTCTTGCTCATACCTAGACTTAATAGTACCAACTTCTTGATTCATTTGCTGAAGTTGTTGCATTAATTGCTGGGTATATGGGTCAATTTGTTGCTTTTGCATCTCCCCTTGGTTTAATTGTATACCATAGTCTTGTGCAAGTCGATGAAACATTTGGATTTTTTGCTCAGGAGGTGCTTGACTTAGTATCAAGTGTGCCCTTCCTAAGTTGTTAATCCATTGTGCCTCATTAATGTTCTGTTGTTTTAGGTGTTCTCTAAAAGGTGCAATAGCCTCATCTAAAGGCTTGAATCTGTCTGCCTCTGCCTTATAGGTATTTACCCCTTTTTTGTATTCAGACTCCCTCTGATTTAAGTATTCAAGGTGTTTCTTGCGTTCATCGCTAGATAATTCCTCACCATTCTGAATCTTGTCCCAAATCGGAAGATACTCTTTTTTCCATGTTGTAGGTCTAATAGGCTTAGGTTCTTCTACAACTTCTTCAATTTCTTGTGGCTCATCATGTGAGCCTTCTTCTTGTACTTCAATAGGCTCTGGTTGTTGTTCTTCCTTGACTTCTTCTACAGGCTCGTTGCTAAACGCTTCTTCTAGTGCTGATCGTAAATCTGCCATTTTTCTCTCCAAGTAATCGGATTAATACTTCAATTTAGAATAAACAATCTCACCAATCTTAGCTTTTAGCTTAGGATCGTAATACTGTTTAGGCTTATGCTCTTGCTTCTCATTACCTACTTCGATGCAACCATGATCTTTTAAATGCGTTCTATGTCGTGATCTTGAGGTTATCCAACTACCATCAATCATTGACTTATAAGGTTGAATATCACTCATTACCATGTTAGCTTGTCGCTTAACATCTTTCATTTCCCATGACTTTTCAGCCTCCTCTTGACCGATTGTAGGAGTCCAATGGGCTAAAAATGCTTCTTTATCTGTCATTACATTCTCCTTATTAAGTCTGGTATCTGATTGTAGTCTTTCTCATCAACAGGTATTACAGAGTCGTACCAACTACCATGTTTCCATCGCCAACATTTAAATTCGTCTTTAGGCATAAGAACAATACATTTAACTCCTAATGCACCAGCTAAATGAGCAGTAGCAGTATCAACTGTGACTACTCCTTTCATTGCTTTTATGTGACTAGCAGTCTTAGACCAATCTTTTTTCCAACCATCATTAGGTAAAGGATGCCAAAACTCGTCACCATCAGGGTTTAATGAGTAAGCGTTCTCACCTACCAACTCAAGCATATTCTTAGGGTGCATAGTCCTTACATAATGCAAAATACCCTTAGATGTAGCCCAATTTACCCCTATCTTGCTTGGAATATTTGATGGTATTGCCTCAAAATAACCCTCACTACCGACAATTTTCTGCAAATTACATGGAAATAATGCCTTAACATGAGGATGTTGTAATGATAAGTAATAAGGTAAAGATATTGCACCAATCCAATAATCTGATTCAACTGCTGTTCCTTCTTCTGTTGCATTGGTAAACACATCAATACTACTTATTTGACCTAATAGATAATGTAATGAGTCGTGATTAAGACTTACTACCTTCCTTGCACCTAAAACTTTCAAAGCTGGTAAAAATCTAGCGTATTGAATAATATCGCCAAATCCTTGCTCATGCACAACTGTTATAGACTTTCCCATTAATGGTTCGCCTCGCCATACAGGTATATTTAAAGGTTTGACATACCCTGCAGCTTGATTCGCCATGACTTCAGGATGCCATCTGTATTCAAATAATCTGAAACCAGCGTCTAACCTACCAGCGTGTAAATGCTCATAAGCCTTCTTGTATTCAGTATGAGGATTTAATGAAGAAGTATTAATATAGCCTCCTCATCGTCTTGATCTGCTCTAGTCTTGGCATTTTGAATAGCCAATTCCATATTGAGCCTGTAGATTTCTTGTCGTACTTGTATAGCATGAATAAGTTTCTGTCGTTCATTTTCAAGTGATTGAATGTCAAAATCGACTTTTTCTATCTTCGGTTGTATAGATTTTACTTTAACTTCAATGACTTTGCGTACTTCTTTTGGGTCAATTAAGTTAGTTAATGCCTCTTTTCTTGCTCGTATCTTCTCAATTCGTAGTCTATTGCGTTCATTCTCTGCTTGTTGTCGTTTCTTGAGTAATGCTCGAATCCTTCTTAATTCTTCTTTAGTAATACCATCGTGCATATCCATCTCAGGTACAGGATTAGTTGTTTGATACCCTGTATTCTGAAAAGCATTGACTTGAAAAGCAGCTTGAAACATTTAGAAAGTCCCACCAGATATACCTACAAACTTAGTCCCTGTAATTGTTGTACCATTTATGGTATTTGCTGTTGTATTGCCTATAGTAGGAGGACTAGATAAGTCTAAAGTCCCACCTAAAGTTAGACTACCAGTAGTTGTAACTGTACCACTTAGTGATATACCTGAAACTGTTCCTGTGCCACTTACGCTAGTAACAGTTCCACCACTTGATGGACTTGTATTTGTGACTGTTAGTACACCATTTACAGATTTACCTACAGAAATACCTGTTCCTGCTGTTAAATCGGTGTTTTTCCAATAACCATTACCACCATCATAAGTAAGAATATTTCCGTTTGTTGCACTTGTTACTTGCACATTAGAATCTGTACCACCTAATGCTGTACCTTGTACTAAGGCAACTTGAAATGAACCTGATCCACCAGCACCAGCTTTAATGACTAAACCAATTTGAAACTTAATATTAGGTGCAGATGGCTTTACTTTAGTTGGATTACCTGTAACTGGGTTATACCAAATGACATCATCATCAGCCCATGTTTCTCCAAATGCTGCACCATTAGTTGTAATTCCACGCACTATGCCAAAGGTTGTAACTCGACCAAATCCATTGTGAGCAATGTTTTCTGTAGCTACACCAACAATAGCGTTTTCATCTGTAATGCCTGCAATAGTAGGTGCAAAAGTAATTACACCACTCGCACCAACTGTACCAGTATGATAAACAATCTGTAATGGACTATCAGTAATTGCTGAACTAGCTTTACCATAAATAAACAATTCTTCGCCTATCTGTTGAGTAATGTTGCCATTACCCATACCAGCGTTCCATGCACCTGTTGAGCCGTCATACCACATCTTGCCTGCAGCTAAAGTTACAGCAGAGCCATTACTAAATTGTTGCGACAGAATCCCACTTGCATTACCTGTGTCATCAATTAAAGTTACGCTATTTTGTATTAACTTACCTGTAGTTGTGTCGTATCTTGCAACTGCATTATCTGTAGCACTTGCAGGGCCTACTACATCGCCACCTAAAGATGGACTTGTATTCGTAACTGTAAAACTAGGGTAAGTACCTGTAACACTTATACCTGTGCCACTTGCTATAGCGACAGTTTGATCAGGTGCAGTATTCGTAATCGTTAAAGTCCCACTTGTAGTTATTGGACTTCCACTTACGCTTATTCCTGTTCCACCACTAGCTGCAACACTTGTTACTGTACCTAAAGGATTAGTAGCCCAAGAAGTATCTACGCCATCTGTTGTTAGATATTTACCTGAGTTACCTGTTTGACTAGGTGCAAGTGCATTAAACGCAAGATTAGCAGTAGTTTGACCAGTTCCACCATTAACAATAGGAATAGTACCTGTTAAAACATGGTCTGCGTTCCAATCACTAGGTCTTACTAGGCTTGTATCTGCCTCATCAGGTATTGCTGAAACTTTTAAATGCTTAACTGTAATAGCCATCACTGGACTCCTACGATTTTGCCTTGCTCATCCCTAATCACTTGTTTTGGTCTGTTTGATGCCTCTTGCTGTTGTTGTAAAGTGCCTATTAACTGACCTATGGTATTAGTCATATCTTGATTACCTTGACTAATTGCATTGGCTATAGGTGCTAAAGGATGCTCTTGTGCTTTCATCATATCTTCGTCATTCTGATACTCTGCATAAGCCATTGCACCATCGTCTAAGCCACTAGAGATTCGTGCAGTTTCAATCTTTGCACCATTATTGATGTATGCAAGAAGAATTTGTGTGTTCCTCTCTGTCATCATCTTCATTTGGGCTAACTTCATCTCCATCTCACGATCCATTTGCTGTCGTTGAGCCTCTAACTGGTTGCGTAGAGTGTTCTCTTGTGCTTGCATCTCTTGTTTATGTTGCTCAACTTGCATTTGTTGTTGCATCTTAGCTTGTTCTAACTGTGCGTTCATCTGCATTTCAGCTTGTTTAGCCTGGGACTGTGCTTGAATCTTCATCATTTCAGGATTAGGCTGTGGTTGTCGTGGTTGTTTAGCCATTTCTTTGAGTTTATCTGCTGTTTCGTCAATTAAACCCTCTAAACCCTTACCAACTTTGAACCCTGTTACACCAAACTTGAGCATTTCCATCGCCATTGGCACTAATTCAGGTGCATTTTGTCCTAAAGGTATGATGTTTTGCATAAAATTACCTACTGCACTCAAGAACTCCATGCGATCTTGCTTTTCTTGCATTTCATCTTGGTAAATCATCGAATCTGAGGTGACTTCTATCCTAAAATTCTTGGCACTTTCGTCTTTTAATAGTGCTAATGCTTGAGGCACAAGTTGTTTATCGTTATCTGATAGTTGTGCTGCACCACTTATCCGTACTATTGTTTCTTCTGTAAAGTGTCTACAAATGATCTGTGCTTTGATGTTGAGAATCTTAGTCGCAAAGTTTACGACATTGTGTTGCATAGTCTTTAATCGACCAGCAGCGTTATTACTCTTGATTATCTGAGCACCTAGTGTTTCATTAGGGTCTGTTTGACCCCTTTGAATGTCAGCAATACCCATAATTTCATAGATTTGCCCTTTTACTTGTTCCATTGCTTGATATGCAGACATCAAAGCAGATGCAAAAGGTGTAATGTCTACTAAATCAATCGCACCCTTGAGTCCTTGTTTCTCAGCAAACGCTGCCCAATTCTTAACAGGTAATAAAGAGTTATTCTCACCTTCAGAGAACAGTCGATTGAGTTCAGATGCACTAGCATCGTAGACTCCTCGTACTTTCAATGCGTTAATTAGTCCGTCAATACGATCTGCAAGGGTATCTAACTCCTTGGCTTGATCTTGATACATCGTAAAGTCAGGGATTGGCTCTAAGTTCTCAGTAGTTATGTTTGAGAATAAAGGCTTTGGACAAGGCCAAAAGTCCTCTAACTCTAATGGATCAGGTTTCTCATCAAGAATCTTACCCATTGCTTTAGAAATCCACAGTACATCACCAGACTCTTTATCCCAAATTTCATAAATACACGCTTGTTCACGCATATTCTGATTCTGTGAGTAAGTCTTACCTTCTTCAGGCTTTGTATCTAAAGGTATCTGATAGCCTAAGTCATCGCCAAATCGTTCAACTAGAGCATCTCGATTCATATAAACTTTACGATATACCCAAGTTACTTCTTCCCATGTTCTACCTACTGAATGACCAAAGTCTCTCCAATGGACATAATCACAAGGTGCACATTCGTACTCAATTCTCTCAGGTGCTTCAGAAAGCATACCCTCGTTTGACTCATCTTCATCTGTATCTTCAGTAATCTGTAGACCATCTTCAGGAAGTCCTTGCTCATCAGCAACAATATGTGGTTCATAGCGTACCCATGCAGTTCCTCGACCACCAATCATTCTGTCAAAGACTGCACTATCCATTGCTGTTTTATAGTCTGAATAGTGTTCTAACTCGTACTCCAATGCTCTTTCAAGCATAGTGCAAGCTACTCGACCAATCGGATCGTTGTCTTTAAATCGTCTAGTTACATCAGGTCTAGGA